TTCGATTTATATTGATTTAAAATTTATTAATACTTTATCAAATAGATTACAACAGTTTAAAAGAAAAAATGATAATCTATTTAATTTTAGATGTCCCCATTGTGGTGATTCTAAAAAAAGTAAAACGAAAGCTAGAGCATATTTTTATCGTGTAAAAAATGATATGTTCTTTAAATGCCACAATTGTGGTATGGGACAAAATCTAGCTAACTTTATAAAATACATTGATCCTAGAATGTATGATGAATACGTTTTTGAGAGATACAAAGGATCAGCTCCTGCAACGCCAAAACCAAAGTTTGATTTCAAACCTACAAAATTTGAAGACAAAACTTTGTTAGATGATTTAAAAAGTATTGATGAATTAGATGATAAACATCCTGCTAAAGAGTATGTAAAAAACAGGATGATACCAAAAGAGTATTGGAATAAATTATATCTATGTAATAAGTTTATGACTTTAGTAAATAAAGTAAAACCTAATACTTACAAAGTTACTAAAGATCATCCACGTTTGATTATACCATTTTTTGATACCGTAGGAAAGTTTTTTGCTTTTCAAGGTAGAGCTTTCGGAAATGAACAACCAAAATATCTAACAATAAAGTTAGATGAAAGTAAACAAAAGGTATATGGACTTGAAAGAATCAATTTCCAAAAACAGGTTTTTATCGTTGAAGGTCCGATTGATAGTTTATTTATTGATAATTGTTTGGCTGCTGGTGGTGCAGATTTAATTTTAAAAAATAAAATTTCTAACGAAGAAGTTACATATATATTTGATAACGAACCGAGAAATAGAGAGATAATAAAAAGAATGCACAAAGTGATTGACGAAAATTATAATATATTCATATGGCCAAAAGAGATTCAATCAAAAGATGTAAACGATTTAATACTTAATGGAAAAACTATTTCCGAGGTAAAAGATATTATAAGTAGCAACACATACTCAAAACTATCTGCACTAACTAAACTTAATGACTGGAAAAAGATATGACGAATGATAAAGCAATAAATGTTATAAAACGAGGTGAAAGAGGAAAAGAACCTTTAAATATAGAAAAAATCCACGAGATGGTAGAATATGCTGTTGAAGATATATCAGGTGTATCATCATCACAAGTTGAGATGAATAGTGGATTACAATTTTATGATGGCATATCTACAGATGAAATTCAACAAATACTTATTAAGTCTGCTGCAGATTTAATTTCTTTAGATGCACCAAATTATCAATTTGTTGCTGCAAGACTTCTTTTATATTCATTAAGAAAAAAAGTTATTAATCGTTTATGGGACCATCCACACATTTACAAACACACAAAAGCTTGTGTAGAGAGAGGTGTCTATGATAAAGAAATTTTAGTTAAGTATGATAAAAAAGATTTTGATAGAATGGAAAATTGGATTAGCCACGATAGAGATTATACATTTACCTATGCTGGTTTAAGACAAGTCATTGACAAATATCTAGTGCAAGATAGATCAAGTGATGAAGTTTATGAAACTCCACAATTTATGTATATGATGATTGCGGCAACAATTTTTCAAAACTATCCAAAAAACAAAAGGATGAGTTATGTTAAAAAATATTATGATGCCATTTCAACTTTTAAAATCAATATTCCAACACCTGTTATGGCTGGTGTTCGTACTCCTCTTAAGCAGTATGCTAGTTGTGTATTGGTTGATATTGATGATACTTTGCCTAGTATCTTTAGTGGCGATATGGCTATTGGACGTTATGTTGCTCAACGGGCGGGCATTGGTATCAATGCTGGGCGTATTCGGGCAATCAATTCTCGTATCAGAGGTGGTGAAGTCCAACATACAGGGGTTATTCCTTTCCTTAAAAAGTTTGAGGCAACGGTTAAGTGCTGCACTCAGAATGGAGTACGAGGAGGTTCAGCGACTGTTCATTTCCCTATTTGGCATGCTGAAATCCAAGACATTATTGTACTTAAAAATAATAAAGGATCGGAAGACAACAGAGTAAGAAAATTAGATTACTCTATTCAATTATCAAAACTATTTTATGAACGTTTTATAAATGATGAAGAAATTACTTTGTTCTCACCACACGAAGTACCTGAACTATATGAAGCGTGGGGTACACCAGAGTTTGATGAAGTTTATAAAACTGCTGAAAGAAAAACAAGTGTAAAGAAAAAGAAAATATCTGCACAAGAATTAATCTTTGATATATTAAAAGAACGAGCAGAAACAGGACGTATCTATATTATGAATATAGATCATTGTAATACACACTCTAGTTTTAAAGACAAAGTTATGATGAGTAATCTTTGCCAAGAAATTACATTACCGACAACGCCAATACAACATATTGATGGAGAGGGTGAAATTGCATTATGTATATTATCTGCAATCAACGTAGGTAAATTAAACTACCTAGATGATTTAGAAAACCTATGTGATCTTGCTGTAAGAAGTTTAGATGAAATTATAGATCATCAAAACTATCCAGTCAACGCAGCAGAGATAAGTACAAAGGCAAGAAGAAGTCTAGGTATAGGTTATATAGGTCTTGCACACTATCTTGCTAAATTAAAAGTTAAATTTGATGACAAACAAGCGTGGAAAGAAGTTGATGAACTAACAGAAAATTTCCAATATTATCTATTAAAAGCAAGTAATGAAGTTGCTAAAGAAAAAGGTAAATGTGATTACTTTGATAGAACAAAATATTCCGATGGTATCTTACCAATAGACACTTACAAGAAAGAGGTAGATGAGATTGTAAATCGTAAACTATCTATGCCTTGGGAGAAACTACGAAAAGATATAAAAGAGTTTGGGCTTCGACATAGCACACTCTCGGCCCAAATGCCATCAGAATCCTCTAGTGTGGTTTCAAATGCCACTAACGGTATAGAACCACCTAGAGATTATTTAAGTGTTAAGAAATCAAAGAAAGGTCCGTTGAAACAAGTAGTACCTGATTATCAAAGACTAAAAAATTTCTATACATTATTATGGGATATGAAAGATATGGAAGGTTACATAAATGTTGTTTCAGTAATGCAAAAATATTTTGACCAAGCTATTAGTGGTAACTGGTCATACAATCCAGAAAATTTTGAGGATAATCAAGTGCCAGTATCTGTAATGGCTCAAGACCTATTGTCAACTTATAAATACGGATGGAAAACATCATATTATCAAAACACATATGATGCTAAAAAAGATATTGACGAACCTGCACATCCTGTAGGTTTTAATGATAACGTTCCAGAAGATAACGTACAAAAAGAAGGAGAAGACGAGGCCTGTGAGTCTTGCACAATCTAATGGCAAAAAGTGTATTTAATAAAGATAAAAAATTAGACGCCACAAAACAGTTAATGTTTTTTGGTCCTGATCTAGCTGTACAAAGATATGATAATATGAAATATCCTATCTTTGATAAACTTAATCAACAACAATTAGGTTACTTTTGGAGACCAGAAGAAGTATCATTACAAAAAGATAGAAACGATTACCTTGAATTAAGAGATGAACAAAAATTTATCTTTACATCAAATTTAAAATATCAAACTATGTTAGATAGTGTACAAGGTCGTGGTCCTTGTTTAGCATTTTTACCTTTCTGTTCACTACCAGAACTAGAAGGTTGTATTGTTACTTGGGACTTTATAGAAACTATACACAGTAGAAGTTACACATATATTATTAAGAACTTATATCCAGACCCTAGTGAAATTTTTGATACAATTCTACAAGATGAAAAGATAGAACGTAGAGCAAAGTCAGTTACACAAACATATGACGATTTAATTGCTATGGGTTATCAATGGACACTAACTCCAGATAAAGTAGATATGTATGAATTAAAGAAGAAACTATATCTTGCTATGGTTACAGTAAACATACTTGAAGGATTAAGATTTTATGTATCATTTGCTTGTTCATTTGCCTTTGGTGAATTAAAGAAATTAGAAGGTTCAGCAAAGATTATATCATTTATTGCTAGAGATGAAAGTCAACATTTAGCAATGTCACAAAGAATAATCAATAACTGGAAAGACCACGAAAACGATAAAGAGATGTTAAAGGTTATTAAAGATTGTGAAAAAGAAGTATATACAATGTATGAAGAAGCGGTTGGTGAAGAAAAGAGATGGGCAACTTACCTATTCTCTAAAGGTTCTATGATCGGTTTATCAGAAAAATTATTACATCAATTTGTAGAATATATGGCAAATAGAAGAATGAAAGCCATACAATTAAGTCCACAATACGAACAAAAAACAAACCCTCTGCCTTGGGTTGAACATTGGTTGAATAGTAGATCAACTCAAAATGCACCACAAGAAACAGAAATAGAAAGTTACGTTATAGGTGGTATTAAACAAGACGTTAAAAAAGATCAATTTAAAAAATTCAAACTATAAGGGAAATATGAAAGTTTTTATAATGTCTATTTTTTTACTTCAGGTTGATGTAGGAGGATATCCTTTTACTACACCATATGAAGAAAATCCAAGAATAGAATTTAAGACAGTAAAAGAATGTATAAATGCTGCCAAACATAAAAGAAATAAAATGTTAGAATCTTCTTTAAACTACCTTGAATTAGGAATAGTTGATGTAAAGATTGACTGTATAGAAACAACACAGTCCAAAGAAGGAACGATTTAACTATAATGGAAAAAGAAGAAAAATATTGCTCTAGTTGCACAACTAAATATACTATACAATGGGACTTGAACCAAAATGATATGGAACCATCTACGTGCCCATTTTGTGGATATGAGGTAAGCGATGATGCAGAAGAAGAAGTCGAGTGGATTAATAAAGACGAAGACGATAATTGGAATTGATTATAGTTTGACAAGTCCTGCTGTTTGTATAGCAGATAATAGTTTTGATTTTAATAAATGTCAATTCTATTTCTTAACAAATAAAAAAAAGTGTATTGGTAAGATGTCAAATAATATAACTGGTTTCGAACACAAAGAATACGATACACCAATAAAAAGATTTAGTCAAATATCAGATTGGGTATTTGATATAATAAAACAAACTAATAATCAAAAAGTTTTTATAGAAGGATATTCCTTTGGATCAAAAGGACAAGCTATTTTTCAAATAGCTGAAAACTGTGGTATCTTAAAATATAGATTACAAGAAAGTAATATACCATATGATACAGTCGTACCTACTGTAGTAAAAAAGAAAGCAACAGGAAAAGGAAATGCTGATAAAGAAAAAATGTACGAACAATTTGTAAAAGATACTGGAGTAAATTTAAAGAAAATTTTTGACGTAGAAAAAATAGGTAATCCCGTATCTGATATTGTA